CGGCAACCGCTCAGGATCTCTTCAAGGGGGCCGAGTGGCTCACCAAGAAGAAGTTCCTGGGTGACCCTCTCTCGAAAGAGGAGAGTATGCGGTTACGCGTCCCGACGGACCGGTATGGTTATCCGACCTACCTTCCGCTGGACCTTAGGCAGACGCTTCGGTCGGAGACCGATCGTATGACTAAGGCGATTGTCTTATTCTTACTCTCGCTCTACCGGTGTTATACCGGAGAGCGCCCGTTACGTTTGGAAAACATAACGCGACCCGGGGATTCCATCCCCGAGGTGGAGCAAGAATATCGTCGACAAGTTCCCGCACTGTTGCTTATGCTCGGTGTTACCGAACCGCTGCGGTTGGATAGAGCTAAGCTCTTCGCAACCAATCGAGGGGGGCCCAACGGGCATGCCCTATTAGCAGCCCACTTGGACGCAGTGGCCTTGGAGAGATCCAAGGACACGGGTCAGTGGTTTCATAAGTGGGTACGGGAAATCTATCCTAAGGAAGGACACCAGCTCTCATTCAGGGTCACTAAACTGGCGACTCTGACAGTGGCTCTTGGGCTCGTTCCTGTGACTAAGCTGTACTTGGGGAAAATAGGTGTGAAACCGGAAGCTACGAAAAATCGTATCTTCGCGATTTCAGACTATTGGACCCAAGTGGCTCTCCGCCCTCTGCATGACGCACTGATGGCCATCCTGAAGACGCTCCCTACTGATGCCACGTGGCACCAGGACGGGGGGGCCAGGGATGTCCAAAAGTGGTCCGCTGAAAGACGGGAGTTGTGGTCATTCGACCTTACAGCCGCCACAGACCGATTTCCAAGAACACTCCAGAGTTACCTGTTAGATCATCTGTTGAGAGGGTATGGAGCCGGATACGGTCAAGTCTGGAGTCTCTTGCTGACCAACCGTGGGTACAAGACGCCCGGCCAGTCAGGCCGGGAAGTGCGCTATGCCGTCGGCCAACCGATGGGGACACTGTCCTCGTGGGCGGCCTTCGCTCTTACCCACCATACCGTGGTACAGTGGGCCGCTCTGAAGGCAGGTCGGCAGACTAGATTTCTAGACTACCGACTCCTGGGTGATGACATCGTCATAGCTGACGGTGCCGTCGCTCAGGCCTATGAAGTGTTGATGTCCCAGTTGGGAGTCAACATTAATAGGACCAAGAGCGTGCACGCTGTTGGCGGTGCAGAGTTTGCAAAACGCAGCTTTGCGGAAGGCACTGAGATTACCGGACTGCATTGGAACC